CCAAAGAGCATGCAGTCTTGTACGACATCGTCGACGACCTCTCCTACAAATCCCATCAAAACTTTACTCTCAGACATTTCCTCGAAAGAACAAAGATCTATGACGCTGAGCAGTTTGACTATGAGAACTACAACGTGAAGGTTTAATCATGATTAAAATAATACACATCACTAGTTGCGACACCATTATCGGAGACGTTGAAGAAAACGCCTCCGAATATATTATTACGAACCCGTTTCTGATGGAGATTGTCGATGATCCGAATCAGGGATCAGGAGTCCGTATGGATTATTTGTTAGCCTTTTCGAAAGATAACTGTGTACATATAAAGAAAACTGATGTAATGTATAACTATAATCCATCTGACAGGATGGAGGAATATTACAATCGACTCGTCGAATATTCAGTCAATCGTGAGCATGACAAGATGCTCGAAGAAACTATCGAAAGTATGCAAGATATGGATCGCAGATATAAGAAACTTATGTCTCGTAGATTCATCGGCAAAGATACCGTAAATTGAGAAAGTCTAAACTATGAAGAAAAAGTCGTCGAACCACTATATCGATAACAAGCTATTCTACACTGAGATGGTCAAGTTTTGGAACTCGTGTCAAGAAGCAAAGAAGAATGGTGAAGAACGACCTGCAATTCCTGAGTATGTAGGTAAGTGTATCATGCTTATCGCTCAACGTCTTGCCACACGGCCTAATTTTATCGGATACTCATATCGAGATGAGATGGTCGGTGATGGCATCGAGAATTGCCTGGCATACATACACAACTTTAATCCTGAGAAGTCGACCAATCCATTTGCATACTTCACTCAGATTATCTACTATGCTTTCCTTCGTAGGATCCAAAAAGAGAAGAAACATTTATACATAAAGCACAAGAGTTTCGAGAACAGCATGATCATGAACACACTTGTTGACATGGCACCTGAAGATAAGTCACACTACAGCGCAGCGTTCATCAACGTGTCAGAAAAGCTCGGTGAATTGGTCGAGAAGTTTGAAGCAAAGAAACCACCAAAGCCAGTCGAAAAGAAGGGCGTAGAGAAGTTTATTGAGGACGATGAAAATGAAGAATAACATTCCACCTCTCCTAGAACAGTACAGAGAAAACATGCTTGATCCGAAGAATTCGATGACAGCACGTTACAACTATATGATGAATTTGCAGAACATTCGTGATTTCTGTGATGCATGTCTTCGCGAATATGACAAGAAAGTCAAGAAGGTTTAAATGAAAATTGCTTTGATCACTGACACTCACTGGGGTGCAAGAGGAGACTCTGTTGCCTTTGCTGACTACTTTAATAGGTTTTATTATGACTACTTCTTTCCGTATCTTGCTGAACATGGTATTAGCCGTATCTTTCACCTTGGTGATATTGTCGATCGGCGAAAGTACATCAACTTCGTCACAGCAAGACACCTTCGAAAGTTCGTCGAGCATTGTGATAGTTCCGGAATCCGACTAGACGTCATCATTGGAAACCACGACACCGCGTTCAAGAACACGAACGAGGTCAACTCTATGAGGGAGCTCTTCGAGCATTCGACTTATGATATCCACTATTATTCTGATCCTACTGTTGTTAATATTGATGGAACCGACATCGCAGTCCTCCCGTGGATTTGCTCAGACAACTATGAAGAGTCGATGCAATTCATCAACAACACTCAATCGCAGATCCTTTTTGGGCATCTCGAACTCGCAGGGTTCGAAATGTATAAAGGAGCAGTAAATGATCATGGATTTAGCGCTAGCCTCTTTGATAAGTTTGATGTCGTGTGTAGTGGCCATTTCCATCATAAATCCACGCGCGGTAATGTCAATTATCTCGGCGCACCCTACGAAATGTCTTGGTCTGATTACGATGATCCAAGGGGCTTTCATATATTTGACACAGATACCCGCGAGCTGACATTCGTACAAAACCCGTACAAGATGTTTCAGAAGTGGTTCTATGATGATGCCAAATGGCCTAACTTCGATTGGATCAATGGCTTCGACTTCAATTCTGTCAAAGGTAACTATGTCAAGGTCATCGTCAAGAACAAGAACAACCCATTCTGGTTCGACACTTACATTGACAGGCTTGAGAAGGCAGGAGCCATCGACATTCAGGTAGTGGAAGACAACCTCAACCTTCAACTCGAAGATGACAGCGACATCGTCAATGAGGCGGAGGACACACTGACTATCCTCACCAAAGTCGTCGATCAATGGGATACTCCAGTGGACAAAAAAAGATTGTACAATTTCTTAACAACGTTGTACAGTGAAGCTTTACAAGTAGAGTAGAACATATATGATCTTATTCAAGAAACTCCGTTGGCAGAATCTCTTGTCAACTGGAAATCAAATGACTGAAGTGCATCTCGATCGTAGCAAGTCTACGCTGATCGTTGGTGAGAATGGCGCTGGTAAATCCACGATTCTCGATGCTCTTTGCTTTGCTCTGTACGGTAAGGCATTCCGTAACATCAACAAGCCTCAGCTTCTTAACTCGATGACTGGTAAGAACCTTCTGGTAGAATGTGAGTTCTCCGTAGGAAAAAACGAGTTTGTTGTAAAAAGAGGTATGCGACCTAACCTGTTCGAGATCTATCAGAATGGTGTACTAATCAATCAAAATAGCTCGAACAAAGATTATCAAGATTACTTTGAGAAGCAAATCTTGAAATTAAGTTTCAAATCTTTCGGCCAGATCGTAGTTTTGGGCTCTGCAAACTATTTGCCCTTTATGCAGCTCCCAGCTCATGCCAGACGAGAAGTGATCGAGGATCTTCTGGACATTCAGATCTTCAGCACCATGAACACGCTGCTGAAGGAGAAGATGCTTCAGAATCGTGAAGACATCAACAATACTGACCATCAGATCGTTCTGATCGAAAACAAGATCGAGTTAGCAGAGAAGCACATCGTCTCGCTTCGTACAAACAACGACGAGTTGATCAAGGCCAAGCAAGGCATGATTGAAGAACTCGAAGATCGTGTAGCCGAGACTGAGTCTGCTATTCAAGAGGTATCTGCTAACATTGAATCTCTGACTGTACAGATCGAGGATCATGACAAGATATCGAAGCGTAAGGTCAAGCTGAGGCAGATGGAGACCGAGCTTGAAACCAAGATCCGCAAGTTCAAGAAAGAAATCTCGTTCTTCCACGATCATGATAACTGTCCGACATGCCGTCAAGGTATCGATCATGGCTTTAAAGAAGAATGGATTAGCAATCGTACCAACAAGACGAGTGAGATCGAAGGTGCTATGGCTGAGATCGAGCGGCAGATGGAAAGCATTGAAGCTCGTCTAAACGAGATCGCAGCTATCAACGTTCAGATCACTTCTTACAATACACTGATCACTGGTCATAATGCAGACATTCGTTCTTGGCAGAACTCGATCAAGACTCTGAATGCCGAGATCGAGAGCATCAAAAATAATACTCTTGCTATCGACACGGGCAACGAAGATGTTGATAAGTATAAGAGTGATCTCAAGAATACTAAGACTCGCAAAGAAGAGCTGACACACCATCGTCAAGTTCTCGAAGTGGCTGGTGTTCTACTCAAAGACACAGGCATCAAGACAAAGATCATCAAGCAGTACGTGCCGATCATGAATAAGCTGATCAACAAGTATCTCGCCGCAATGGACTTCTTTGTTCAATTCGAACTAGATGAGAACTTCAATGAAACTATACGATCGCGTTACAGAGACGATTTCAGCTATGCCTCTTTCTCCGAGGGAGAAAAAATGCGCATTGATCTTAGCCTTATGTTTACCTGGAGGGCTATTGCTAAGCTCCGTAATTCTGCTTCGACCAACCTTCTCATCATGGATGAAGTCTTCGACTCGTCGCTTGACGTCGGCGGCACGGAAGAATTCATGAAGATCTTGGATGGTCTGACACAGGACACCAACACATTCGTTATCAGTCATAAGGGCGACCAGCTCTATGACAATTTCCACAGTGTAATCAAGTTTGAGAAGCACAAAAACTTTAGTAGGATGGCAGCATGAGTAATTTTATTTGGGTCAGAGACCGTGACAAGCGTGAACACTTCATCAACATCGACCACATCGTCCGTGTGACGAAGGTCGAGTCCAAACAGATTGGATATAGTGACTACGCGTATATTGTACTGAATGAAGGACATATGACACAGAAGACTATTGACCTTTCGAAGGATGACTTCGATACGTATCAAGATGTTATCAACAAAATCCAGGTTGCACAATCATGATCAGAGAAATCTTAAAGCATACAGATCCTATTCTGAAAGAAGAGATGCCGAAGTTCGACTTTGCTGATCCTATCGTAGATCCTATCGAGTTGTACAAAGATCTTGCCGAGACTATGATCGATGCTGATGGTATGGGTCTGTCGGCCAATCAGATCG